CGGAGATGGTTCAGGTCCTGATTTCAACGAAATGGCATTCTCAATCGAGAAGGTCACAGTTACTGCTAAGACAAGAGCACTAAAGGCAGAGTACAGTTTAGAACTAGCTCAAGACCTTAAGGCAATTCACGGTCTTAATGCAGAGGCTGAATTAGCAAATATTCTCTCAACAGAGATTCTTGCTGAGATCAACAGAGAAGTTATCAGAACAATCTACAAGGTCGCAGAAGCAGGTGCTGCTACAAACGTTGCACAATTAGGTACATTCGATTTAGATATCGACTCAAACGGTAGATGGTCAGTTGAGAAGTTCAAGGGACTTATCTTCCAAATGGAAAGAGATGCAAACAGAATTGCACAGAGAACTCGTAGAGGAAAGGGCAACATGATCCTTTGCTCCGCAGACGTTGCTTCTGCTCTAACCATGGCAGGTGTATTGGATTACACTCCAGCACTTAATGCTAACCTTAATGTTGATGACACAGGCAACACATTTGCTGGTGTATTACAAGGTAAGTACAGAGTATACATCGACCCATATTCTGCAAATAGTCAGACTAATCAGTATTATGTCATGGGTTATAAAGGAACATCTCCTTATGACGCAGGATTATTCTACTGCCCATACGTTCCACTACAGATGGTACGTGCCGTTAACGCAGGAACATTCCAGCCAAAAATTGGATTTAAGACTCGTTACGGTATTGTTGCTAACCCATTTGCTGAAGGAACAAATACAACTGATACAGGTCGTATCAAGGCAAATAGTAACCGTTACTATCAGAGAGTTACAGTTAAAAACCTTATGTAATTTTGATTACATATTCTCAAAAGACTCCTTCGGGGGTCTTTTTTTTGTGTATAAATACCTATATGAAGGATAAGAAAGCAGCCAAAAAAATAATTAAAATTGCAAAGTGTTGTCCAGAGTACTATTCAGAAGCAGAAGTAACTTACGCAAAAATTATTAAAAAACGAATTAAGTATCTTGAAAAAGATTCTAAATAGTTAAAAAACTGATGAAACATTTTAGCAAATTTATGGAGGATATAGACTCAATTGGCAAACCTGAGTCAAGAGTAGATGCCGCTAAAAAAAGATTTGAAAGTCAAAAACAAAAATCAAAAGAGGAACTTATAAAGACTAAAGAAAAATCAATAAGAAAAGTTCCAAGTGCAAAAACAAAGTTAAATAAACAGGTAACTCAATTAAATAGAATCGATAGGGAGAAAGATTAATGGCATTTCATCTAAAAAAACCAGGATCAATTTTAAATGCAGGATTTGATATCATGTATTATAAAGGTGATAACAAGTGGACTAACACTTACAGTGAAAGAAAAATTTATGAAAATCGTTCTGAATTAGAATCTTTAATTGCACCTACCACTAGAAGAATAGGTGATAAAGATATATCAAATGCTAATGGAGCTTTCAAAAATAGCACTATTGTGAGTGAGTAATCATGGCAAGAATATATGCGAATCAAATTGAAAATCGAAATTTCTTATCTCCAATTGGATTCAAGTTTACCTTAACTAAGGAACCTAAAGTAACTTTTTTTTCTAATTCAAGTCGAATACCTGAGATATCACTCGGAACTGCTTTACAACCAAGTTACCTCAAAGATATTGATGTACCAGGTGATAAGTTACAATACGGTGAATTTTCTCTTCGATTTTTAGTTGATGAAGAACTCGAAAATTATATGGCAATACATAATTGGTTATTAGGACTTGGATATCCAGAAACAACAGAACAATTTAAAAAAGCAACAACCGATGAAGAGGGTTTGAGAGATCGAGAAATAGTTTTTAGTGATGGTAATCTTCACATATTGAATAGTAATTTCAGACCAACTGCTATTGTAAAATTTAATGACTTGTTTCCAATAAGTTTATCATCTCTTGAATTCGAAGCAACAGATACAGATGTCAACTACTTTACAGCAGAGGTCATTTTCAAGTATACTGTGTATAATATAGTAGCACCCGACGGAAGAACACCTTTATGAATCTTGAACAAATTCAGGAAATGTGGGAAAAAGACTCACATATCGATCCTGATAATCTACATGATGAATCATTAAAAACTCCTCAATTACACGCAAAGTATTATACAGTCTATAATACAATTACTCTCATGCGTGAAAAAGCAAGAGAAGCAAAAGCAAAAGTCAAACTTGAGAGATACAATTATTATACAGGAAAGGCACCAGCAGAGGTGTACGTGCAAGATCCATTTCCGTATAAGGTAAGAGAAAAGGACGCAATACAGAGGCATTTAGATGCCGATGAGAGGTTAAGTAAGGTTGAGATGAAGATTAAGTATTATGATGCCACGTTAAAATACCTTGAAGAGATCATTCGCAATATTTCAAATCGAACATATCAAATAAAAAATGCCATTGAGTGGCACCGTTTTCAGTCTGGATTTAACTAGCTAAATAAATCAAATGAACATTTATAATGTCACATTTGATTATATCAAAGAAAAATGAAGTTTATCTTAAAATAGATTCGGAACCTCATGTGTACTATGAGTTGTCTGATCAATTTACATTTGATATTCCAAATGCAAAGTTTTCACCTGCATACAAAAAGAAATTCTGGGACGGTAAAATAAGGTTATTTAATACGCAGAAGGGAGAGATATACGTTGGATTATTAGATAAGATAATACAATTCTGTAAAGATCACAGGTATACCTACGAATTTGTTGACAGTGAATATTACGGTCTTCCCTTTGAAGTCAATAATATGATATCATTGGAGGGTGTTAAGGATTATATGAAATCTATTTGCAACCATCAACCCAGAGAGTATCAGGTAGATGGAGTATACGACGCCTTAAAACATAATAGAAAATTATTGATATCTCCAACTGCTTCTGGAAAGTCATTGATGATATATTCAATTGTTCGATATTTCGTTGAAAAAGGGAAAAATATATTGATAGTTGTGCCGACGACTTCCCTTGTAGAACAGATGTATAAAGATTTTGCAGATTATGGGTGGAATGTAGGCTCATATTGTCATAAACTGTATGCTGGAAAAGAGAAAAAAACAGATTCTCAAGTAATGATTACTACTTGGCAATCGATTTATAAACTACCAAAACAATATTTTGAAAGATTCGATGTAGTTGTTGGAGACGAAGCTCACCAATTCAAATCAAAGTCATTAATATCTATAATGACAAAACTTTTAGATACCAAATATCGTTATGGATTTACAGGAACTTTAGATGGATCACAGACACATAAATGGGTATTAGAAGGGTTGTTTGGTCCTTCTTACAAAATTGTTAAGACAGATGAACTTATGAAGAAGGGACATCTTGCAAAATTAGATATTAACGTACTTCTATTGAGACACCCACCAAATAAATTTGAAACATTTGAGGAAGAAGTTCAATATATAATTGGACATCATCGTCGAAATAACTTTATCAAAAACCTTGCTCTTGATCTCAAAGGTAATACTTTAATACTTTTTGCTAGAGTTGAAGGTCATGGTGAACCTCTTTACAATCTGATAAATAATAGTAATCTTATTGAAAAACGTCATGTCTTTTTTGTTCATGGTGGAGTGGATACCGAAGACCGAGAGAAAGTTCGAGAAATCACTGAGCAGGAGAATAATGCTATTATCGTTGCCTCGTACGGGACTTTCTCAACTGGGATTAACATCAAAAATTTACACAATGTAATTTTTGCATCACCCTCAAAGTCAAGAATAAGAAATCTCCAATCAATTGGAAGAGTTCTTCGTAAAGGTAACCAAAAAACAAGAGCTACCTTATATGACATTGCCGATGATATTAGTTATAAATCTCGAAAAAATTATACACTCAATCACTTAATTGAAAGAATCAAAATTTATAATGAAGAGAATTTTGATTATGATATAGTCAACATACCACTTAAAAAATGATGGGAGAAGAGTTTCACGCAGTCTTAAAATTAGTCTCAGGGGAAGAAATTTTTTCTCTAATTGTCGTTGATGAGAACGACGAGGATACCATCATAGTGCTTCAAAATCCAGTTATAATGTCTGTAAATTCAAATCATGGAGGAACTTACATCAAAGTCAAACCATGGTTAGAAATCCCTAATGAAGATATCTATATGATAAAACTTGATAAAGTTATTACTATGACTGAATCAAAAGACAAAAAGTTAATTGATTTATATAATCACTACCTTAATGATGAAAGCATGTGCATTTACCCACAGGACGGATTTACAAAACCAGATTCTTCAATGGGATATATATCTTCCGTGGATGATGCTCGTAAGAAATTAGAGAAGTTATTTAAGTTTAATAGCTAATATGCCTTTGAACCTCTACAAAGGTTATTGTACACAGTTTTAAGGGTCTTGTCAAGTCTGAGAAATATGTTATAATATTATTACGAAGAAAATAAAACGTTATGCCTAGAAAGAAGTCCGAACACTATGTAAATAACAAGGAATTACTGCAGGCTATAACTGTTTATAGAGGAAAGGCATTACTTGCAAAAGCAGCATATCTTAAAAAGTATGGTATAGATCCACCTAAGTCAGGACCATGGGAGGGTAAACCCCCTATTTCAAATTACCTTGGTTCTTGTTTTTTGAAGATAGCAACCCATTTGTCGTATAAACCGAACTTTGTAAATTATATGTTTCGTGAGGACATGATATCAGA